TAAAAGCTATTTCTGTTCAGGTAATATTGTTAAAAACGCACAGGAACAAGGTATCTTTGTTGTGCTGATTGATTCAGAAAACGCACTTGACGAATCTTGGCTACAAGCACTTGGTGTAGATACATCAGAAGACAAACTACTAAAGCTTAACATGAGTATGATTGACGACGTTGCTAAAACTATTTCAACGTTCATGGATGACTACAAATCAATGGCCGAAGAAGATCGTCCTAAAGTGCTGTTTGTAGTTGATAGTCTTGGTATGTTGCTTACACCTACTGATGTTGATCAGTTTAACAAAGGTGATATGAAAGGTGACATGGGTCGTAAGCCCAAAGCACTTACAGCACTGGTACGCAACACAGTAAACATGATTGGCACTCATAACGTAGGGTTAGTCTGCACTAATCACACATACGCAAGCCAAGACATGTTTGATCCTGATGATAAAATATCAGGCGGACAAGGCTTTATCTACGCTTCCAGTATTGTTGTAGCAATGAAAAAGCTCAAGCTGAAAGAGGATGAAGACGGGAATAAAATTTCCGATGTTATGGGTATTCGTGCTGGTTGTAAAGTAATGAAGACTCGTTATTCAAAGCCGTTTGAAGGTGTACAGGTTAAGATTCCCTATGAAACAGGAATGAATCCCTACAGTGGTCTAGTAGAACTTTTTGAAAAGAAAGATCTGTTAGTAAAGCAGGGTAACCGTTTGAAGTACATTGATCTAAATGGTGAAGAACATCTCAATTATAGAAAGCAATGGACTGGTGAACGTTTAGATATGATCATGAGTGAATTCGAAGAAAAAACAAAGCCTTTGGTAAATACCGATGAAGTTATTAATGAAGACGTAATTGACGAAGATATAACTGAGGAGCATACTGAAGAATGAACGAAGAACAGATTGCAGATATTTGGACACTGTTTAAGGAATATCTAGACAAAAAACAGCTGGAAACAATAGCAGAAAAGTATATTGATTTGTTAGCAGACTACGGTGTTTCAGACGAAACATTCAAAGAAGCAATTGGAACTGACATCAGTCTAGATGAAGCCATTGGTTACTATCTAGAAATTGATGCTGATCTGTATACTGAAGACGAGGAGGATTGGGACGAGTAATGGGTTGGTATTCAGAAATATCAAGAGATATTTCACGCATTCCTGATGCTATTGCACACTTTGAAGCAGAGTTGCAACAGGCTAGACAGGAAGTTAAACTCACTGGTAATGTTGAACGAGCTGCGGCAAGTATGCCTGGCGTTGTAGAACATCGTTTCAATCAGCTTCAAGAAATCGAAGCAATCTTAGAATATCTTAACATAGAGCTGCGCAGATTGCGCAGTTCTTTTTTCAAAAAGTATCTTGAAAACTACCAACGAGCACTGAGCAGTCGCGATGTAGAAAAGTACGTTGACGGCGAAGCTGACGTAGTTGATTACGAAAAAATCATCAACGAATTTGCACTGATGCGTAACAAATGGCTAGGAGTTCTCAAAGCACTTGATGCAAAAGGATTTTCTATTAATAATGTAATTAAGTTGAGATGTGCTGGCATGGAGGATGCTTCTCTGTGAGCTATTCTGCAATTTACAATAATAAAAATATAATTTTCATCCATATACCTAAATGTGCAGGAATGTCAGTTCGACACTGGTATAACGATACTTTTGACAATGTTGATATTAAAAATCATGCTCCGTTGTCTTATTATAATTTACAGGACTCTGTACCCTGGACTATTATACGTAATCCGTATGATCGTGCAGTTAGCTGGTATAAATTTAGAGGACAAATTATACATCGCAGGAAGCATAAAAAGAAAGAATATCTAGAAGAAATACCATATTGGGAAAAAGGAATAAATTACTGGATAAATCATTACTTTAATATATATTGGTATGACCACAAGCACGGAGAGAAAATGTTAGGTCCTGATAATAGTTATTTTAAATTAAGTACACCTCAGGTAGACTGGATTAAAACAGATCATCAATTGTCATCAGATATAATGAAAGTAAAGTTAGAAAATTTTAAAAATGAAATAATAAATGTTGAAAAAAGAATAAATTTAAAAATTAATTTAGATAAAAAAAATCGTTCCGAAAGTCGAGATGACATTTTTTTAGATTTAAATACAAAAAAACTTATTGAAAAATTTTATAAAGATGATTTTGAATATTTAGGATATTAAATGTCAAGTAAAGATGTAACACTAATAGTGACTACTTGTAACAGAAACGATTTGTTAGAAAGAACATTAAAATCTTTCTTTAAATTTAATACATATGCTATAAAAAAAACTATAATAGTTGATGATAGCGGTATAGGAAACACACTAGACTGGGAGTCTATTAAAAGTTCTATTATTGGACCGTATGAAATTATTATTAATAAAACTAATATAGGACAAATAGGATCTATAGATAAAGCCTATGCAAAAGTCGAAACTAGTCATATCTTTCATTGCGAAGAAGATTGGGAATTTAACTGTTCAGGATTCATTGAAAAAAGTTTTGAAATATTAGACGATAATAAAAAAGTATTTACTGTGTGGTTAAGAGCATACAATGATACAAAACGCCATCGTATAGAAACAGAATATAAATTTAACCTAACAAATGAAGATTACTATTATTTAATGGATCAGTACCATAAAAGAATATGGTGCGGCTTCACATTTAATCCCGGTTTACGTAGAACTAAAGATTGTATGTTATTTCATCCTTATAATAATTTAAAAATTCGTAACACTAAAGGAAAGAAAGGATTTGATATAATGCATGAAAGCGATTTATCTATTTACTATCAAGAACTCGGATACAGAGGAGCAATTACTTCTAAAGAAGATGGATATGTAAAACATATAGGCGGTAAAAGGCATGTTCCATTGCCGTGGCAAAAATAATGAAATCATACGTTATTAGATTAAAAGATATAGATACTAGTGAATTATTAGCAGAGGAATGTATAAACTCTGGAAAACGGTTTGGATTAAATATAGAAAAATTCGACGGTATTTACGGTAAAGAGAGCATCGAATATTACACAACTGCTTTAAATGTACATCCATGGAAGGAAAAGTTTAAAAAAGGAAGACTAGGAGTAAAGGGTTGTTTTTTATCACACTATACATTATGGACTAAATGTTTAGAATTAAACGAACCGATATGTATATTTGAGCACGATGCTATTGTTTTAGATTCATTTCCTTTTGATATAGAAAACACGTTTAATGATTTTTTGTTACTTGATCCATATAACAAATTTAGCAGCGAATATGTAAACTTACATAAAAGTTCTAGATCCAATGAACAAAAAATAACAACATATTTTAATCCTAATTCAAGAAAAAAATATGGAATAGACAGCGAATACGCAATGGGATTGCAAGGATATATAATTAAACCTTCTGCAGCATTAAAATTAAAAGAATCTATCAAAGAAACAGGATATTATCCTGCAGATATGCAATGCAATAAGTCTATACTTAATTTAGAAACAGTATCAAAACCTTTAGTATCAATAAATCCAAAATACTATAATAATGTAAAATTAATGTCATCTGAAAGTTCTACTCAGTATAAATGGTAATTGATAAACCACACATATAAATATCTACATGAAAAAAGTAGTTCTTGTTACTGGTGGTTTTGATTCAAAGTTTGATAAATAATTGCATGTTTAAGAATAACAAATATACAAAATGGTATAACAGCATTATCTCTAATAGAAAAAATCATCCTTTAGAAGAATCAGTTTATAAAGAGAATCATCATATAATCCCAAAAAGTTTAGGTGGCTCGAATAAAAAAGAAAACTTAGTAGCGCTTACAGCAAAAGAACATTTTATTTGTCATAGACTTCTTGTTAAAATGACAGAAGGCCAAGATAAAGTAAAAATGTCCTATGCTATTAGAACAATGATGATTAGAGAAAATTCTCATCAAACAAGATACAAAATATCGTCTAAAGTTTATGAATCTATAATTAAAGAAACTAAAAAAGTAATAGGTGAATCACAAAAAGGGATAAACAATCCTTATTATGGAAAAACACATTCTGACGAAACTCGATCTTTGATGAAGGAAAAACGAAAACTTCAAGATCCTCCAATGCTTGGAAAAACACACAACAAAAAAACAAAAGAAAAACTTCAAGAAGCAAACCGAAAACAATTTGAAGACTCTAAGCAAATTGAGATAAGAAAACAAAAGTCAAAAGAACAAATGAGAGACCCTGCTAAAAGATATGCAGCAGGAAACGGAAAACGAGGAAAATCTTGGTTTTACGATCCGAATACAAATCATTCAATTCTTTGTTTTCCTATCGAAAAGCCAGATAACTACATTAAAGGAAGAATTGTTAAAAAATGAAAATTGTACTCTGTACGGGCGGCTACGATCCTCTCCATTCAGGTCATATTGCATATTTTAAAGCAGCACGTCAGCTGGGCAACAAACTTGTGGTTGGGTTAAATTCAGATGCGTGGCTTGCTCGTAAAAAGGGTAGATCTTTTATGTCGTTTGATGAACGTGCAGCAATCATTAAAGAATTAAGTTGTGTAGACGAAGTTATTGCATTTAACGATGATGACAATACTGCTTGTCGTGCTATTTTTCATATGTTGTCTACTACTAGCACAGATACTACTGTTGTGTTTGCAAATGGAGGAGATAGAAACAACGAAACTACTCCAGAATACGAAATGTATAAAAACACTTACGGATTAGAATTTGCATGGGGCGTCGGCGGCGATGATAAAAAGAACAGTTCCAGTTGGATTTTAGAC